CTCGTTTGCTTCTCTCTCTCCGGCCCGAATTGGGGGCTGAGAGGGGTAATGGTATTCCTCGAGGAAGGTTATCCAATGGAATTGCCCCTGCGACACCAAACACCCTCGGCCATCCCGAATGTCGATTCCGAGCTGGCGAAGACTCGACACCGCGACGGCTTGAGCTGCGATACGCCCTCGGCATACGTTTACGATGCCAACGGGCACAAGCGCTGGTGCATCGACTGCGGAACGCAGCTCGGCGAGCAGGCATATCGCCCGGATGGAGCCGACGTGCCACATTGGGCACTCGGGGCGTTCATCGTTGGACTGACGGTCCTCCTGCTCCTGGTGGGCATCGCGATGGCCCTGGGAGGTCACGGGACGAACTCGCAGGACACGGGGGGTATCGGAGGGGGGGTGCGTGCCACACCAACGACGTACGGGCCTCCGGATGGCAACGTGCGGCCCGGCAGTGGCTCGCTGCCTCGCCCGACTCCACTCCCGGCTCCGATGGTATCCTCGTCTCATGCTGGGTGACACGGGCGCGGCAATCTGGACCGCATTCCAAGCCGATAAGCTGGACGCAGGATCAAAGGCCCTTGTCCGTGAGCTGGCGCGTTGTGCGGACACGTTGGACCGTCTGGACAGTCTGGCCATGGGCCGACGCGAAGAATGGGTCTCACTCACGTTTGACGACATGGGCGAGGTTCATCTCACGGTGGACAAGATCCTTGAGGTAAGACGGAGTCACCAGCTCGCTTTTAAGGCCCTGTACGCCGAGGTTAGGGCTGCGGGAGTCAAGGCAGGCGGGTTGGGCAGCATCAGCAAGGACGAGGAGCCCGAGGACATGCTCGCTAAGCTGCGACGACAGAAGGAACAACGTGAGGGTCAATCCGGGTGAGTTGATCAAACCCCGAGTCGCCAATTATCCGCCCTACATGACCAGCGCTGGATCTGAAGTCGTTGACCTGATGTACCAGCTCGGTCGGCCCCTCGACCCGTGGCAAGCATGGATTCTAGAGCGGGGGCTTGGTCAGAATCGGGACTTGGATACCGGTGCGCTTGAGATGGCTGCCGATACGTGCGGCTGCTGGGTGTCACGTCAGAACGGCAAAGGCGACATCATCATGGCGCTTGAGGTCGGCTGGCTATTCCTGTTCAAATCCGTGCTTATCGGTCACTCGGCCCATCTGTACTCGACGGCGGCAGAGGGTTTTGTTCGAATTAAGACCTTGATCGAGGAGAACCAGGCCATTCTCGGCTCCGCGATCAAGCAGGTGTGGAGTGCTAACGGCAAGCAGGGCATCGAGCTGACTCCGAAATACAATCGAGCCCGCTTGCTGTTCATGGCGCGTGAGGGCGGACAGGGTCTGGGATTCTCCTTCCCTAAGCTGATCCTCGATGAGGCTCAAGCTCTGGATGGGGACCTGATGCAGACCGTGTTGCCAACTCAGTCTGCAATGCCCGATCCGCAGGTCTGGTTCTTCGGTACTCCACCTAGAACCGGGAAGGCGTGGATTTACCAGATCAAGAACAACGGGGAAGGGTGTGACCCGGATACCGCCTGGTTCGATTACGGCATCGAGTATATCGACCCGAACGCGCCGGAGTTTAAGGAGGTGGTTGGCACTCCCGAGACAAACAAGCTGACCAACCCGAGCATGGGGGTTACCAGACCCAATGGAACGGGGGTGCGGCCCAAGGCAGCAAACAGCGAGCTGAAGAAGCTCGGTTTGACCATGCGGTTTGCCCAAGAACGCAACGGGATGTGGCTTCCGCAGGAGCGCACGGCTGACGACCACGCAATCGACCCAATCATCTGGGCAAGCCGGAAGGCAGCGAAAGCTGAGGTGCCCGGAGACCTGGTTATAGCGTTTGGCGTGAACGCGCGACGCACTCATGCCACGATCATGTGGGTTGGTAAGATTGGTGGGTATTGGAGGCTCGGTATCGCTGACCACAAACCCGGCACGGCGTGGCTCATCCCCCGACTGGTCACCCTCAAGGCGCAGTACGCTCCGATCGCCTTCACGTCTGACGTGCGGGGGGAGACTACGATCAAGGACTTGAAGGAGCATGGGATCAAGCTGCCGGACGATCCGGAGAAGCCGAAGCGGGGGGATTTGATTCTTCCGACGATCGCGGACGTGGCGGCAGCATTCGGCATGATTGTCGATGCCGCCAACAATGGGACCCTCTTGCATCACAACGAGGTGCCTCTCAACTCGGCCATCTCGGTTCCGCCTCGCCCCCTGGGGGGAGGATCGACCTTTGATCACAAGGTCGGGGTTGAGGTAGGTCCTGCGACCTGCGGGGGCTTGGGCATGTGGGCACATCGAGAGCGAGTCGATGCGATCGTTGACGATTACGACCCACTTGCCAATATCCACTAACGGTCTGGTGCTCTCCTGGTACACTGCCTGCTAGGGTGTAACCTGGGCGGAGGGACGAGATGATTCGAGTGATCGGGGGAGCGGCAGCCTTCCTCGGTTGGCTTGTCCGTCTGATCCTGCTCTCGTGGCCCCTCACTGTTCGGGCTCTTGGATTCGGGCTAATGACCTACTCGGTCTGGTTGTCCTGGCCCCGATTGGCCTGGGGGTTTGCTGGGATCTCCCTGCTCTGCTTGATCATGATTACCCGACCAACGGATAGGCGGAAGACATGAGGCTGCCGTTTGGCTGGGGAGCGCGCTCCGCAGAGCCGGAGAAGCGCGACTACATCGGCCAATGGCCGACCTCGCCGCTGTCCGGTCTTCAATTCGGCATGGGTCGCTCATACGCTGAGGTAGACGTCACGCAGGGCGAAAGCAGCTTGCAGTCGATCGCCTACCGGACCGCAGTCGATCTGATGTGCTCGTTGGTGTCCGAACTACCCTTCACGGTCTATTCGGGTGAGGGTGTGGACCGTCGGAAGCGTCAGACACCCGGCTACCTGCTCGACCCTGCCGGAGACGGCTATGGGGTTGAGGACTGGGCTTACATGCTGGTTCAGTCCTGGTTGATGCGAGGCAATTGCTTCGGCAACATCGTGGATCAGGGACCCACCGGGATGCTCCGTCAAGTGGACCTTTACCACCCCGACCGGGTGAACGCGCGGCTTGAGGGTGGCACACCGATCTGGACGGTTAACGGGCGGATTCAGAAGCAGGGCTCGATGTTCCATCGTCGGGCTTTCCCGGTCGCTGGGTGCCTCCTAGGTCTAAGCCCGGTTGCGATGCACGCGGACTCGATTGGTCTTTCAGTCGCTGCCACACGCTTCGGAAAGTCCTGGTTCCAGGATGGGGGTCACCCTGGGGGCATCCTGTCAAACTCGGAAGCCGACATGAGTGATGATCGGGTGGTTCAAACTGCCAAGGACCGATTCATGGCGGCTCTGTTCGGTACTCGTGAGCCTGTGGTGCTCGGTCGAGGGTGGAAATTCGAGCAAATCCAGATCGCACCCGAGGAGAGTCAATTTCTTGAGACGCAGGGCTTCAGTGAGGCTCAGTGCGCTCGGATTGTTGGAGCCGGAGTCGCCGAGGTCCTCGGATACGACACCGGTACCACGATGACCTACTCGAACATGGTGGACCGCGACATCTCGTTGCTGAAGTACGCGGCAGACCGTTGGTTGCGCCGAATGGAGCGGATCTACTCCTCGTTCCTGCCTCGACCCCAGTACGCCAAGTTTGAGCGCGACGCGTTCCTGGACACGAACATCATGCAGAAGTGGTTGGTCAGCGAGAAGAAGCTGAACACTGCGGCTTACACGATCAACGAGATCCGAGCCTCGAATAACGATAAGCCGGTCGAGTGGGGCAACAAGCCCTTCAAGCTGACCGAGGTAGAGGCAGCGAAAGAAGCCGAGCCGCCCGCCGATCCGGAGAACCCACCGGAGCCGGGAACGGACCCCGTACCACCGACAGGAGGAAACGCATGAGGATTAAGGGCCTCCCGGTCGTTCGGTCGGGAATCCTGGTTCCGTTCCGTGCCGATGAGGGCACGACGGATCCGGAGGCAACGGAAACGGACGATGGCACCCTTGGTCGGCTGTTCGTCCGCTTCTCGCCGTTCAACACCCCCTACGAAATCAATTCGTGGTGGGAGGGCCGGTTCATGGAACACACCGAGCCCGGGTCGTTCCGCAAGACGATCTCGGAGAGCAAGCGGAGTGACGGGACCTTCGGGACTAAGGTCCTGTTCAATCATGGCGGAGACCTCAACATCGGGGACAAGGTGCTTACCGTCCCGGACCGTCTGGCCGAAGTGAACACCGACGGATATCATGGGCCGGAGCTGGAAGGCGACCTGCTGGACACGAGCTACAACCGGGACCTGCTGCCTGGGTTGAAGCGCTCGGCGTACGGCTCCAGTTTCATGTTCGAGGTCATCCGGGAGTCGTGGAACAACGAACCCGACCCGAGCGACACCAACCCCGAAGGTCTGCCCGAGCGGACCATCCAAGAAGTGCGTCTGTTCGAAGCGGGTCCCGTCACGTGGCCAGCCTCGCCGACAGCCAGCGCGGGCATGCGCACCCAAATCGTCGGTCGCTGCGGCACCGATGGCTGGATGGAACGACTTCAGACCCGGAACGCCCGACGCTACGACGATCTGGTACGATCGTTCGAAGCATTCCGGGCGATGTACAAGACGCCCGACTTCAAGCCCGGTACCCCGACACCCGAGTCCAACCCGGACACGCGCCGTCAGGTCGAAGAGGCAGCACACCGCGCGGCAACAATCCGTGCGCGTCGACTCGCACTGATGAAGATGGGGTACTGATGAACCTGACCCGAGGCTACACGCCTCCTCGCAAGCCGACCATCATCGGCTACCGCAAGAACGGCTCCCCGATCTGGCTCGCCGCTGGCGCACAGCCGGACGAGCTGGAGCAGATCGCATCCCGCCAGCGGGAGCTGCTCGACCTCATGGAGGCCACGAGCGCGGACATCGACAAGGAAGGTCGTACCGCCGAGCAGCGGTCGGCCGACGTCAAGACGTTCGACGAGTACGAGGCCGAGTTCAAGAAGAACGAAGGTCGCGAGGCCGAGATCAACAAGGGTGTCGAGGAGCGCAAGGCCCGTGAGGCCCGGGTCAAGGCCGCGCGTTCCCACTACGGCGACGTCAACATCAAGCCGGGCAAGGACTCCGGCATGGACCGCTGGAACGTCGACTACCGGCAGATCGGGTACGAAGACTCGGCCGAGGTCTGGCACCAGCGCGCGGCGACCATGCTCGACGACAAGAAGGTCCAGCGACACCTCACACCCGACCAGCGGACCCGGCTCAACGCGTTGACGCAGCGCAAGGACGGGGACACCGACGGCGAGCTGATCGCCGCGTTCCTGGTCGCCACGTCCAACCCGCACTACCGTTCGGCGTTCCAGAAGGCTTCCTCGGGCCTCGCCCCGGTATTCAGCCCCGAGGAGGGTCGCGCCGTCCGTGAGGTGAACTACCTCAAGCGTGCGATGGCCATCGGTTCCGACGGCGCGGGCGGTTTCGCCGTCCCGGTCGTGATCGACCCGACGATCATCCTGACGGCGCAGGGGTCGGACAACCCGATCCTCAGCCGGGCACGGGTCGAGACGATCACAAATGACGAGTGGAAGGGCCTCTCGTCGGCAGGCGTGACGTGGAAGTTCGATGCCGAGGCGGCAGCCTCGACCGACAACGCGCCGACCATCGCCCAGCCGAGCGTGCCGACCAAGCGCGCGGACGGGTTCATCCCCTTCTCGATCGAGGTCGGACAGGACTGGCCCGGGTTCGCCGAGCGCATGTCGGAGCTGCTCGGTTCCGGCTACGACGAGCTGCTGGCCGACAAGCTCACGATCGGTACCGGCGCGAACACCCCGACCGGTGTCATCGCCAAGATCTTCGCCATCACGTCCCCTGCGACGGTTAAGACCGAAGTCGCCGTGGCGGGAGCCATCGCGACGTCGGACATCTACAACATGTGGGCTGCACTTCCGCAGCGGCACCGTCGCCGTGGAACCACCGCCTGGATGTCGTCGACCAAAACCCAGAACGCCATCCGGCAGCTCGGTACCCTCGACCCGAACTTCACGGTCAATCTGACCGAGGAGGGTATCGGCGCGCTGTTCGGTCGCGGATACGACATGAACGACTACATGGCCGACTTCGCAGCCGGTACCGGCACGCAGAGCTGGGTCACGGTCGGCAACTGGCAGGGCTACCTCATCGCGCAGCGCGCGGGCATGAACATCGAGTTCGTCCCGATGCTGTTCGACGTCACGAACAACCGCCCGACCGGTCAGCGCGGTTGGTTCGCGTGGGCTCGGATCGGCGCGGACGTCGTGGACCCGACGGCGTTCCGTCTCCTCACCAACCGGAGCGCGTAACCCCGACTCGATCACCTACCGGCTCTCGTTTCCAGTCTCGTCCCTGGGGGCGGGGGCCGGTAGGCTACGATAGGACATTCCGATTGGACGAGTGGCTCGGGAGGGTCAATCATGAAGTACAGCTCATTCTCAGGCATCGTGGCCTGGTCGCAGGGCGAAATCTTGCTCCAGCATGGCCAGGCAGCTGACGATGACCATCCCCTGGTTCAGGAGCGACCCGACCTGTTCAGGGGGTTGGCTCCTCGGGCCGACCTGTCCACCTCGCCCACCCCCGACCCAGTGGAGCACGTGGAGCGGGCAACCCGCGCGCCGGGTGAGACCCGTCCGACGCGCATCCCGAGGGCTGGTTCGGCTCAGTGACGGGAGTGGCTCCGGTGGACGAGACGGCTGCCACCCCCACCGATATACCGGCGGATACCAGCGAGGTCGCGGGAGAAGCTCCCGGAGGCCAGGACGGGGCGCCCTCGGACGAGAGCGTGCAGGTAGCGTACCTGCACTCCAGCCGAGTTTCCCATTCCTGGCACCAGAGCATGATGAACCTGATCGGCTGGGACAAGTCGGTCGGGCTGAACGTCATCCGCTCGATGCCGTATGGCGTGTCCTGCTCGGGGCCGAACAGCCTCGTCGAAGGCCGCAATATGGCGGTAACCCACTTCCTGGACAAGACGGACGCCGGTTGGCTGTTCTTCGTGGACACGGACATGGGTTTCCGTCCTGATGCGATGGAACAGCTCCTGCTCGCTGCCGATCCGGTGGAACGACCGGTCGTCGGTGGGCTGTGCTTCGCCATGAAGCACATCGGGCCGGATGGTCAGGGTGGGCAGAAGGTGCTTCCCATCCCGACTCTGTTCATGCTGGCGAAGAATCCGGGGCAAGGCATTGGGTTCGCCAACCGGTTCATCTACCCGCCGGATTCGATGGTTCAGGTCGCAGGAACCGGGGCAGCGTTCATCCTCATTCACCGGTCGGTCCTGGAGAAACTGAGGGACTTGCACGGGGACGTCTGGTTCAACTTCGTGCAGTATGGGGACGGAGCGCAGGTCAGCGAGGACCTGTCGTTCTGCTGGCGGGTCGTGCAAGCTGGCATGCCGATCTTCGTTCACACGGGAGTCAAGGTCACTCACCACAAGGAGCTGTGGCTCGGTGAGGAAGACTACCGGATGCCGGACCGCGAGCCGATGCAGAAGATGATGGACGCGGTGACCGAGGATGTCGACGCGGCAGCGAAACAAATGGGCATGGCGCTGGTCGACCGCACCGACTGCCCCCCCGATGTCGATCCGGCCAAATGGGCGTTGTTCAACCGCCAGCAGCGCCGGGAGTGGGGGAAGCGTCGTGCTTAATCCGCTGGAAAGCTGGGATCTCGGCAAGACCTGGAACACCTTCCCGAGTGGGACCTTCCACGGGCAGGTGATGGGGGTCGAGATCCAGAAGTCGGATGACGACCTCGAACGATACCGGGAGCTGGTCGAGATCAGCCAACCGGACATTGTGATCGAGACGGGGACCCGAGCCGGGGGGTCAGCCCTCTGGTTTCACAAGGAGCTTGGCCTCCAGGTGATCACGATCGATCTCGCGCCGCAGTGGGGATCGAACGGCCCACCTTGGATCGAATCGTGGGGAGCCAATGGGGGTCCGGGTGCCTCGCCCATCCACTCGATCTCGGGGCGCAGCTCGATTCGAGAAGAGCTGACCCATGAGGTCAAGCCTTTCATCGAGGGCAAGCGGGTCATGGTCAGTCTTGACTCGGACCACCACTCGTCCCATGTGCAGGCCGAGATGGCGACGTGGGGGCCGCTCGTGTCGCCCGGATGCTACATGGTGGTCGAGGACGCGTGCTTCGACGCCTTCCACGAGTTCGGGCAGTCGGACTGGGCTCGGCTCGGTGGGCACAAGATCCCCGAGATCGGTGGACCGCTAGATGCGCTCCGCAAGAGCGGAATCGAGCACTCGTCGGTGTTCTGGCGAGATGAAGTCCTCGAGAGTTTGACCGACATCTCGCATTCGCCCTGCGGCTGGTGGAGGAAGCATGAATGAGCTTGCGGTGATAGTGCCGACCCGCAGTCGGCCGCAGAACGTTGCCCCGATCCTCACTGCATGGGCTCAAACATCCGCCTGGTCGGTCGCTGACCTGTGGTGGGTCGTCGATGCCGACGATGCGGAGCTTCCGGCCTATCACAAAGTCCTCGATCAGTTCGCAGGTCCATTCCGTCTGCACATCATCCCGGAGTGGAGACCACTCGTTCCGAAGCTGAACGCCAGCGCAATCGGGCTGCGCAGGGAGTTCGGATACAAGAACCTGGCCTTCATGGGTGACGATCACATCCCGCGTACGCCGATGTGGGCTCACACCCTCGTGTCGTTCCATTCGCGTCGGCCCGGCTACATTTACTACGGTCGAGACGGGATCCAGGACCAGCGGTTGCCGACTTGGTGGTCGATGGATGGTCGGATCATCGACGCGCTGGGGCGGATGGTTCCGGCTCCCGTGCAACATCTATACTGTGACAATGCTGTCAAGGCTCTCGGCGAGAAGACCGGGCGCCTTGGCTTTCTGCCCGATGTCCTGGTCGAGCACATGCATCCGGTTGCAGGCAAAGCCGAAATGGATGCGCAGTACGAGCGGGTCAATCGGAGGCAGCAGTACGACCGGGATCGGGCTGCGTTCGATAGCTGGGTGGCGTCTGGGTTAGACCAGGATGCTACTCTCCTGGCAGACATCTGGGGGTGAGGCATGGCGATCGGCGACCCGTACATCACGCGGGACCAACTCAAGGGTGTTTTGGGCATCGAGTTGGCCAACACGGATGAGGACGTGCTGATCGATCGTGCCATCAAGGGAGCCGCTCGGTCGATCGAGCGTCGATCGGGCTGGCCCACCTTTTGGAAGACGACGGCGGCTGAGGCCCGGACCATCGACGTCACACGCAAGGTGGTTCGGGTCCGGACCGCTGGGTGGGTTTATGACAAGGTGTTGCTGCGCAACGGGATCGCGTCAGCAACCGGCTTCCTCGTCACGGGTTACACGAGCCCAGTCCTGATGCCGGAAGACGCCATTGCCGAGGGTCTGCCCGCTGACGCAATCCGTCTGCCGGGGGGCGGCTCGTACGGCAACTTCGGCTCGCTGGTGGTTACGGCCCAGTGGGGTTGGCCCGACGTGCCGGACGACATCGTCATGGCAAACCAGATGCAGGCTCATCGGTATTACGACCGGAAGGGCAGCCCCGAAGGGATCGCAGGGTCGGCCGAGTGGGGGATCACCCGAATCCCGCCTCTTGACCCCGACGTCCTGTCCATCTTGAAGGGTGGCGGGTTCATGAGGGCGGGTATCGGCTGATGGACTGGAACGCCATTGCTCTCAAGCTGGAAGCGGCTGCCGCGACCACCGGAATCAACGCATTGGACTATGTGCCAGATTCGCTGCCCACCGAGGCGTTCTACGTCGGTGAGATGGACATCGAAATGGATGTTACCTTCCGCAGGAACACCACCGATGGGGGTGGGCATGTCACCAGGGTCGGTACCGATCAGGGGACAATCACCTGTCGAGTGTTGGTTGCTCGGTCGACCGACAAATATGCGGTCCGCAAGATGCGTGAGTACATGGCTGGTTCGGGGCCGACCGCAGTTGCGGAAGCCCTGATTCAGGACAAGACCCTCGGGGGAACCTGCCACGCGTCGCAGTTGAAGCGTCTGCGGGGCAATCGGCTGTTCGAGGTCGGTGGCAAGATGTATTACGGCGTCGAGATGGAAATCTTCGTGATTGGGGCAGCATGACTAAGCTGGTGCTACTCGACTCGCGATTGTTCGTCGGTGGGGCCGACCTCTCCGGCTCTGGCAACAAGATCGAGTTGGAAGAGGAATGGGAAGCTAAAGCGGTAACCAACTGGCGTTCAGGTGGGGCCGAAGAGCTGATCGCAGGACTCGGCAAGGTCACAGCACAGGGTGAGGGGCAGTGGGAAGCCGGAGACGCGTCCAAGGTCGATGACGCGATGTGGGCGAGCCGTCGGATCATCGAACCCTGGTCGGCCGGACCAACCAATGCGTCCGACCTCGCACCCGGCAATCTGATGTACCTGACCCAGATGCTGCGCACCAAGTCGACCATCTGGGGCAACCTAGGCGAAGTTGCGGGCTGGACAGCCGACGCGAAGGGCTCGTGGCCACTCGTCCGGGGCCAGTCAGCCCATGCATCCGGCGTCCCGAGGACAGCAACCGGCAGCGGCACTGCCCTGCAACTCGGGGCGGTTCCCGCAGGGCAGCGAATGTACGCCAACGCGCACGTCCTGTCGGTTGCTGGAACCGCAGCCCCGACCATCACCCTGACCGTTCAGTCGGACAATGCGGTTGGCTTCCCCTCCTCGACGACGCAGCTCGCGTTCGCTGCCAAGACCGCTATCGGTGGCGAGTCGCTGCGGACCAACGGGACCGCTATCACTGACGACTGGTGGCGGGTTGGCTGGACCATCACCGGCACCAATCCCAGTTTTCTTTTCCTGGTATCACTGGGCATCGAGTAGGAGGATAGGCACATGACAAAAATCGTTTTGCTCGATGCGCAGCTTAGCATCGCCAACAACAACCTGACCTCGTATACCGCCAAGATCGAACTCAGCGAGAAGTTCGAACTCGGCATCACCTTCAAGCAGAGCTACACGACAGCCGAGCTGGACGCCATCATGTGGGCTTTGCGCCGGAGTGTCGTGACGTTCTCCGGCCGAGCCGACGACGCGGCAGTCGGTGTCAGCAACCCGCAGTATCAGGGGTCCATTCTCATCAACAAGTGGGTGCCGATCTCCGGCTCGGTGGGCGACGTCGCAGAGGTCGACGTCACCTTCCCCGGCTCGGGTCCGCTCGCTCGGGTGACCAGCACGTAGTTCGCCGCTGGAGAGCCACACGGAGCACACGGCACGGCCCGGGGGTACCGCCATAGCCCCCGGGCCGCTCTGATTCGAGGGCGGACATTCCAGGGGGCACGACGCATGATCGAGATGGACGATAAGGACATCCGACGAGCCATGCATGCTCTCAGTCGAGAGCTAAGCTCCAGCAAGGTCGGTAAGCAGATCAAGCGGGAGACGAGCAAGCGTCTTCGGTCCCTCATGCAGCCGATGGTCAACAAGCGCAAGGCGGCTGTGCTCCGATTGCCCTCCCATGGGCATGTTGGCACGTCGATGCGGCAGGCTATCGCTAAGCGCGTGAAGGCTACCACCCGGTGGTCTGGCGAATCCGGTGGTGTGTCGATCTCGCAGTCGGCACGCGGGATGCCTCGCAACTTCAACATGGCCGGTCGCATGTTCAATCGGGCTGAGGGCTGGAATCCCAAGAACCTGGGGGGCGAGGTTGAACACCAGCAGGTTCGCCCTGTGGAGTGGTTCGACTCGCAGGCTGACCATGGGGATCGGGAGCGCGCACGTCACGAGATAGTCGAGGCCCTTGAGCAGACTGCTGGTAGGCTCGCGTCTGAGATCCGGCGCATCTAGGAGGACGAGACTAATGCAGGTGGAGTGGGATCCCGAAAACGGGGAAGACAAGCGGGAGTGGCAGTTCGATCCCGACGAGGTGTTTCGCAAGGATGCGAGCCTCATCGAGAAGCACTTCGGTGGCAGCTTTGATCAGTGGCGCGCTGGTCTGATGATCGGGAACATCGACGCGCGTGCCGTGCTGCTCTGGTACATGCTGAAGCAAGTGCACCCGTCCGTCAAGTTCGAGGACGTCCCGAACTTCCGGGTCCGGCAGCTCAAGACCGAGCTGGGCACGCTGGAGCTGAAGACGCTCTGGAAGCGTGCCGAGAAGATGAAGATGGACCCCGACACGCGCGAGGCATTCAACGCGCAGTTCGAGGGCGACATGCAAGACGCCATGAAGCGTGAGGGACTTGACTATCACGTCGAGATCGTCGATGGTCGCCTGGAGATCGAAGGCGGGTTGGTCGATCTCCCAAAACCGCAGTAACCTCCGAGACCCGAGAATACTGGCTTGACATCTCGTACCACTTGCACATCCATCCACGAGATCAAGAGCGCTTGACGGTCCAGGAGTGGAACGAGGCGGTAGCGGCAATCCGGGGGATCCGGGAGGAAGTCGCCAAGATGAAGAAGGACTAGGGAGGCGTCAAGGTGGGAGACACGGCCCTTATCTTCAACATCATGGCGAGGGACAAGACGTCCAAGACATTCGATAAGGTCAAGGCTGGGGCAGCTGTCGCAGGTGCGGCAATCGGCGCTGTTCTCATGTCAGCTGTCGGCACAGCCATCGAGAAGGGTAAGCTCGACGGTAAACTGGCGGCCCAACTGGGTGCCTCCCCGGCGCAGGCCAAAGAGATCGGTAAGCTAAGCGGCAAGGTCTATGCTGCCGGGTTCGGCGAGGACATGCCGGGGGTCGCGGCAGCAATCAAGGCAGCGACCCAGAACGGGCTAATCGACGTCAAAAGCATGAGCGCAGAGGCTAGTCAGGTAGCTGTCAAGAACCTGCTCACGGTTGGCACGGTGTTGGAAGAGGATAGCGAGCGGGTCAGCTCGGCTGTCTCCCAGATGCTGCGCACTGGGCTTGCCAAGTCCAGCGAAGAGGCAATGGACCTGCTGGTCACGGCGACACAGAAGGGCGTCAACAAGAGCCAGGACCTGCTCGACACTGTGAACGAGTACGGCACTCAATTCCGCAAGCTGGGGCTAGACGGAACCACCTCGATGGGCCTGCTCAGTCAGGCGATCAAGGCTGGAGCACGTGACTCGGACACCGCAGCCGATGCGTTGAAGGAGTTCTCGATCCGGGCGATCGACGGCAGCAAGGCGGCAGCCAACGGATATAAAGCTCTCGGGCTCGATGCCGAGGACATGATGGCCAAGGTCGCCGCTGGTGGTCCGGGAGCCGAGCAGGCACTCGGGGTTGTTCTAGACAAGCTGCGTGGCATGAAAGATCCGGTCAAGCAGAGCGCAGCGGCTGTCGGACTGTTCGGCACCAAGGCTGAGGACCTGGGCACGGCGTTGTACGCGATGGACGTTGACACCGCAGCGGCACAGATGGGCAAGATGGAGGGCGCGACCGGGCAGGCTGCGGCAACAGCTTCGGCCGGAATCGCGGGCTGGTCGGCTCTCGGACGCCAATTCCAGATGGCGCTAGTCGACACTCTCAGCAAGGCCCTGCCCGCAGTGAACGCCGTATTCGGGTTCATGCAGAAGAACAGCTCATGGGTGCAGCCGCTGGCGATCGGGCTCAGCCTACTCGCTGCCGCGTTGGGCATCGTCTCGCTGGCAACCTGGGCATGGAATGCCGCCCTCGCAGTCAACCCGGTGACCTGGATCGTTCTGGGCATTGTCGCGTTGGTCGCGGTGATCGTGTTGGTGGCAACCAAGACCAAGTTCTTCCAGACGATCTGGGGGGCGACGTGGGGCTTCCTCAAGGCAGCGGGCATCTGGATTAAGAATGTCTTTGTCGGGTACTACACGTTCGTCTGGAACACGCTCGTCTCGGGAGCCAAGTGGGTATGGAAGATGGTTTCCATGTACTTCGGCTTCTGGTTCGGTCTACTGGGCAAGGTGATCAAGTGGATCGGTGACGCCAAGAACAAGATCGTGGATAAGTGGAACGCAGTAATCACCTTCTTCAAGAACGCACCGGGCAAGATCAGCGGCTCGCTGGGTCGGATGTTCAACGGGCTGTGGTCCGGCTTCAAGGGCGTCGTCAACCGGATCATCGGAGGGTGGAACAATCTCAGCTTCGGGATCCCGGGGTTCAGCTTCGCGGGGATCTCGGTGCCAGGGATCTCGGTTGGTACTCCGAATATCCCCTATCTGGCCAAGGGTGCCGGGATGGTTCAGCAAAGTGGTCTTGCGTTCATCCACCGGGGGGAGCAGGTAACCCCGTCGGCTCGGGTCACTCCCTACCACTCCACGGGTGGAGGTGGGGGTGGTACGATCACCCTCAGGAGCGACGGATCTCGGCTGATGAATCTGCTGTTGGAGATCCTGCGCGAGGCGATCCGAGAGCGGGGGGGCGACCCGGTGAAGGTGCTGACGCCGCGATGAGCACAACGCCAGTCGATCCGATCTTCGAAATGAAGATCGATGGGGTGTGGACCGACATCACCGAGGACGTGCGACTCAACTCCGCAGACTCGGGTGGCGGGATCAACATCGTACGCGGCATCCCGAACGAGGGCAATCGGGCCGAGCCCACCCAGCTCGATTTTGTCCTTAACAACCGGCACGGCGATTACAGCCCAAAGAACCCCTACTCTGTGAACTACGGGAAGCTCGGGCGGAATCAGCCCGTGCGAGTCGGGTTGTCCCGTAGGCGAGATACGTTCCAGCGGACCGAGACCGACTCGTGGGGGCGGCTGCCCAGCCGTGTCACCCCGGAGAACGTGACCGTTCTGGGTGAGCGCTGGAACCTAACTGGCACGGCTACGGCGTTCGATGTGACCACCGGGGCAGCGACCATACAGGCAGCTTCCGGTTACCGGATGGCGACGTTCGGGACTTACGGTGACGTCGAGGTCCTGACCAAGGTCAAGGTCAGCAATCTGACCTCCGAGTTCGGTATCGTGATGCGGCTCAAGTCGACGATCGAGTCGGTCGACCCGGGAGACTTTGAGCACGGGCTTGGCTCTTGGGTTCCGACCGGTGGCACGTCGACTCTGGCGATTTCGACTGCGCAATTCCACTCTGGCACCAGCTCGGCTCTGCTCACGGTCGCGGGCTCTCCGGCTTCCGTCACCGCTCGGACCACACAGATTCCGGTGGTCCCCGGTCGTAGCTACCGGCTGCGAATGTGGGTCCGCTGTTCGGCTACCAGGAACATCATCGCCTCGCTCGATTGGATTGACTCGGCCCTAGCCCCGGTGTCCAGTTCGACCAGCACAACAGCGGTCACGGCAAACACCTGGACGGTCATCGAGCTGACCGCTACCGCTCCTGATGCTGCGGCGTTCTTGAAGTACGGTCCGACCATGGACACGTCGCCAGCCAACGGCACGCTGTTGTTCCTGGATGACATCGAGGTGCTCGACCTCTCGGACATTGAGCTGTACTCGGCGTACATCACCCCTGGAACGCCGGACCTGCTACGGCTGGGCAAGGTGGTCGACACCTTCGCAGAGGCGATCTCGCAGAGCCGTCCGGTCAACGTCGTGGCAAATGACTTCTGGTGGTTCAAGGCCCAGATGTCCGGGATCCGACGGCGAGTCAAGTTCTGGAAAGACGGAGACGCAGAGCCGCTGGCCTGGAATTGGCGGACCTACGCGACGGCCAACGCGACCAATGACCACATCGTGCCGGAGTACGGCGAGGTTGGCGTCTTCTGCAAAGATGGCACTGCTCTTGTCACCTTCGCTGAGGTCGAGATCAACCAGTGGCGCGCGCATGCCGAGATTGCGAAGTTGCCGCAGCGCTGGGACCTAAGCCGACAAGACCGCTGGGTACCGGTCGCTGCCAGGGGAATCTTGCAGCGTCTGGGTCAGGGTCGCAAATCGCTTGACTCCGCCGTGACATTGCACCTTCAGGAGTACACGACCTCGCGGCTTTGGATTCCGCTTGAGACCGTGGACCCGGGATCGAACCTGGCAGGGAACCGGATCGATGGCGGAGCCGACGCGTATGTCGGTGGACTGTCGCAGGGGACCCCAGACCAGACCGGGACCTTTGCCCTACCCGGTGTCTCGGGCTATGCCATCCTGGAGAATGACAACTCGTTCTTGATTGCGCGGACCAAGCCGGGGGCGGCTGCTGGCACCTATTCCAATCTGGTGTTCTGGCGGATCCCGGCGGCTCCTTCGGCGGACATCCTGCTGTGGTCGGTTGAGACGAGTGGCACCGTTCGCCGTTTCCTGATCTATCTTCAGACGGACCTGTCGTTCCGGGTGGAGCTGCGCAGTGATGTAAATGCGCTGATTGCGTCCGGATTCGGTGCCGCGTATTCCGGGACAGACCTCCCGCTCGGGTGTTGGCTGGCTAGCAACCTGTACGTATTCCAGAACGGTGGCAACATCGAGTGGGCTTTGAACTACCACCGACCCGGGAGCGCCAACTTCTATACGGTCAATGGGGTAAACGCCGGAACGGTGGGTGTCTCGCGAGAAGTCCGCTTCAACAGCTCGTCTGTCCACACGGCTGCGGGCAACATGCAAATTGCCCACGTGTTCCATTACCCCGGGGACCTGCCGTTCGTCACAGCGGACTTCGCTCGGGCTGCCTATGCCTATATCGGGGAAGAGGCGGTCACCCGATATCTGCGGCTGACCGGTAACGCCCGGATCAACTCGACCACCACCGGATTCACGGGCGATTCAAAGCCCATGGGAGCACAGCGGCCAGCCAAGCTGCTTGACCTGCTGGAGGAATGCGCCGAGGTCGACGACTCGATCCTCATGGAGGAACGAGACGATTTTGGTCTGAACATGCGCACCCGCGAGTCTCTGTGGAACCAGATTGCTCTTGCACTGGACATCGACGCAGGACATTTGTCTCCGCCTCTCGATCCGGTGAACGATGATCAAGCGACACGCAATGATGTCACGGTGAAGCGAGTCAACGGCTCGTTTGCTACCTCAGTGCAGACCGAGGGACCGCTCAATATCAACGCCCCGGAGGACGACCCGGACGGTGTTGGCACGTACGACGAGGGACCGGAGATGAACTTCCGCTCCGATTCTCAGCTTCAGGCGGCAGCGAACTGGCGCAGGAGTCGGGGCACCATCGACGAGGTGAGGTACCCCGGGATTCGGGCCGACTACACCGCAGTTGCGTATCAGAACTCCCCGTCGTTCGCTGCCTCGATCCTTTCCAAGGACAGCGGCGACATGCTGTCGATCCTCAATGTCGAGGTCGGGTACGATGCCACCGACCAGATCGTCCAGTCATACACCGAGCATATCGACCAGTACGAATTCGACTCCACTTTCGTAACCGCCCCCGGGAAGCTCTATCGGGTCGGGGTGGTGGGCAAGACGACTCGCCTAGCCACCCGATACCAGTTCCTCAACGCCGATTTCGATGCGGGGGTCGACACCCGTCTGTCGGCTGTGTTGACGGGTCGACCGACTAGCATCTCGGGGGCTGGGTTGTGGGTGCAAGTCGCTGACGATCCGGGCTCGTTCCCCTTCGAGATCGAGGTGGCTGGCTCCCGGCTGCGGGTCCGTGCGACAGGCGACGTTCTCAATGCGAATCCCTACTTCGATGAGGGAATCACGGACTACGTGGCCAGCGGGACGACAACCCTCTACTGGGACAGGTATCCGGGGCAATTCAAATCGGGGATCGCCTCGATGCGGCAGACAGCGACCGGAGCCACAACCGGCGGAGCGGTACAGACCCAAGCCGGTAACGCGGTCACGGTAGCCGGACAGAACTACCAGGTCAGCGGATGGCTGATGAGCAACGTGGCGCTGACCGATGTCCGGCTTGCGGTGGACTGGTATCAAAGTAACGGTACCACGTTCATCTCGACCAGCCTCCCGACTCAGATCGCGACGGGTGTGTTGACCTGGGTCCACTTCGTAGCCACCGTGACAGCTCCAGCTCTCGGTGCCAGAGCACGAATCAAGACACGAGCGGTTTTGGCGAACACCGATATACTCTGGGTCGACGATCTGCGAATCATGCCTGTAACATCGTACTCGGCATCGCCGCAGACACTGTCGGTTGACCTCGCTCCGACCAACGGGGTAGACAACCTGACGCTGCCGAGCGGGTCGCCCATCACGGTCGTTCAGCCGTGGCAGATGGCTTACTGAGGGGGGCTTGGATATGCCGTTCGGCGCAGGGCAGATCGTTTATGAGGACGACTACCAGACTCTGATCGACCGGGTTAAGTACCAGGAGATAACCACCGTCACGGTCAACAATTCGACTGTGCTGGTGGATGTCCCGGGCTCAATCTTCACGGTGGTGGCCGGGGCAACATACTGGGTTCAGACCTGGGTGGCCTACGATGGGCCGATTGCAGCCGATGCCAAATTTGCGTGGCTCGTGTCTGCGGCAACGGTTAGCAGCGACCGGAATATCCTGGCCCCTGCCCTGACGATCAACAATACTGCTGGCCAGGGCAACGTGCAGATCCCAGACATGGAGATGATCCGCCGAGGGAATGCAACAGCGCAGGCGGTGGGCACCCCGGCAGCGACCGTAAATGCATTTACGCTCTACCACGAGACGGCAATCGTTAAGAGCACTGACTCGATTGACCAGACCATCAAGATGCAGTTCGCGCAGCAGGTGGCTACCGTGGGCAACACCCTGGTACAGTCGGGATACATGCTCATCACACGGGTTGCTTAGGAGACTAAAATGGCCGATGTCGTTGTTGCCATCAATGTGCAGAGCAGCGAACCCGACACGGACGTAGTGGGAATCCGTGTCATCCTGCCCGGAGATCCGTTCAGCCCGGTTCCATCAGACCAAGATCTAATCGACTTTGCCGAGTCGCTCGATTGGGAGCCGTTGTTCGGATCTGACTACGCGTCCACGCTTACCACGTTGCAGGGCCTCACCATCGAGGGGCTTGGACACGCAATTACCCTTCCCTAGGAGGACGAGTGGCAACATCGCAGAACGGCTGGCCCGTCATCTTCGCGGCAGACCGGGACACGAAGATCGACAACGGGACGATCCTGGGGACCACCTTCCCCAACGGCTTCCTGGCAGGGGATGTCAAGAAGGCGTTCGTCTGGCTGTGGACCCAGCTCGATCGGAGGGTCGAGCGGATCGATAACGGCACCCCCCGAGACGAGTGGGGGTACAACGTCCGTGAGATCGAAGGCTCGGACGACTACTCGAACCACTCATCCGGCACGGCAGGTGACTACAACGCTCGTTTGCACCCGATGGGGGTCCGCAACACGTATAGCGAAGCGGACAGGGCGGAGATCCACAAGATCCTTCAGGAAGCCGACGGGATCTTCCGTTGGGGGGGCGACTACACGGGTCGCCCAGATGATATGCACTTTGAGATCATCAAGGGACGAGACGCCGTTCACGCGTTCGTGCTGAAAATCGAGGACGGAGACGCGGATATGCTGGTCAAGAAGGGCGACACGGGCGAAGAGGTCAAGTTCTGGCAGCACGCGCTGACCGACCTCGGATACGCGGTGGGCGAGGTCGACGGCGAGTACGGCCCGAAGATGGAGGCAGCGGTCAACGCCCAGCGCGCATTCCACGGAGTCGGCACCATCACCTACATCTCGGGGTGGGGCGGACTGTCGATCCTGCGCGACATGATGGACAAGCGCGCTGGGGACGACGGCAAGACGGGTTCCACCGGTAAGACCGGGGCGACCGGCCCGGAGGGACCCCGAGGACCTGAGGGTCCGGTCGGCCCTCAGGGTCCAGAGGGTGAACTCACCGGCACCCTGACCGTCGAGGGCGGCACGCTGAACGTGACCACCGCCTAAGCCGGGATTTAGTGCCGGGGGCTGGGTGGGGTACGATGGGCCGCAGCTCCCGGCATCCGATCGGGCGAGTTTCCCTAGGATGGATATGAGTGAGCGAGCGAGCCAATTCCCAGCCGTCCCGGCTCCCTGGCACGTGGACCTTGCTCCGGGACATCCTAACGTTCGTCGGTGGGTGGGTCCTGACGTTCATGGAGGTCAGCCGTCCGGAGATTCGAGAGGCGGTCCTGATCCTGTGCGGGTCGCTGATCACCGTGCCGGGGGTGGGGGTTGGCGTAGCGGCAGTCGCAGAATCAATCAGCCAACGAAGGGCTGGTATGCCCGAGCCGCCATCCTCGCCTCAACCGGAAGCGGTGTCGCCATCCTCCTGATCGCTGCCGTCAGGGGTGTATTTGCATGACACAACAGCTACGGCGCGAGGTCCGGCTGCCGATTTACTGGCTTGCAGTCGGCATGGCGGTTATGGTCGTCTCGCCGTTGCTGTCGATATTTGCTGCCGTTCAGATCACGGACAACAGGGCCGATCAAGCTCGACGTGAGGCGGCAGCGAACCAAGAAGCCGCACAGCTTGCCGCGCGCAAGGTCGTGTGTGGCTGGATCGATGCGTTCCTTAACACGTACGAAGAGACTCCGCCGACCACCGAGGCGGGACGTAATCTACAGGCCCGTTTCATTGACCTGTACGCAATATCCCAGTGTCAACCACCAAGGAAGTAGGACGAGCCATGCGCTTTCCCCGTGAACCGGCCCTCTGGGTTGGTCTTATCGGTACCCTCCTCACGTCGGCTGCGGCACTCGGCTTGCCCTGGCTGACGGCAGGCCAGGCGGCTGCGGCGACTGCGTTTGTCGCCTCGGTCGTGATCGCACTTTACACTCGACCGGTCGCCCCAGCGCTGTTCACGGGAGCCTTCGCCGCTTTCGTCGCCTTGATGGCGGAGTACGGGCTCCACTGGTCTGACGCGCAGGTCGGAGCTGTCGCCTCCCTGATCGTCGGTGCGTTCACCTTCTTCGGCATCCGGCCCCAGGTCGATCCCACCAGCCTCTCCGGCCAGGTGGTCGAGGGCAAGATCGTCCAGGGGGCGACCCAGCTCCGGTAGTTCGGCACCAGAGAAACCCCGTCCTGGCCTGTGGGATGCCCCCACCCACACGAGCACCAGGGCGGCAGCGCCGGTTCGTCCCGTGACCCCCCGGACGTACGCGCGGGGCATCCCGGCGCACAGCGGCCCCCGTCTCCGCCGGACGGGGGCCGCGTTTTATTCAGAAATCGAGGACATCGACTGATCGGGGGGCGAGCCAGGTGCCCACCCCGGTTTTGAGTTGGACGTAGATGCGGACATGCCCGGTATTGCGCCGGACGTGAGTCAGACGGCCCTTCTTGCCCTTCCACTTCCCTCGGCGGATCTGCACTGTCTGGTTCTCCTCAAGGGTGATCAGTCCAGTTGCGTCATAGATCCGCCGACCGCGACCGGGCATTTAGATCATCTCACCGTGACGCGGGCAACGCCAGCCCGGCGGACGGGAGGCAGTCCCGTTCTTTGGCTTGTCGACTGTGGGCGGAGGATCGTTGCAGATGCAGCGGGCTCGCCTTGGGGCATCAGAACGCAGGAACGTGCGCGCCCCCCGGGCTGCCTCGCCGAACGTGGTGGACTCAGCCCAGGTCGGGCTGAGATTCAAGTCCATGAACTTGGCAAGCTGGATCAGCGCCATCACGGCGTTTGACCTTGCGCTGACCTCACCACGCCACCAGGTCACGTCCCCGGTCGCGATCTTCCACCCCCGCTCATTGTCCATGAAGTAAGCGTTGCCCTTAAGTTCGGCAGCCTGCTTTATGTGTTGCATCTTGGCCCAGCAGCGTCGATGTCTGTCGATGGCGTACATCAACTCGACCTGCGCGCGGATCAGCTCGTCACGGATCAGTGCCGGGTTCTGCCAGTCGATCGGCTCGTCGAAGTCGGGGGGCAGCGGGGCGGAGATCCGCATCGGGTCAGTGCGTGTCATGGCAGCTTCCTTGCCTTGCGCAGGTGGTCGGCAGCGAGCAACTCGGCCAGGACATCCCGCCCGTTGGCATCCCAGGCAGAACGGTCGCGACGTTCACGCCGCACCCTCCAGTTGGTAAGCCATGCCCGTACGTCTGCGACGATCCGCATTCTTGATCCTCTCCTCGGGGGAAGCGGCTGCCAGCATCGTTCGCCGCTGCGCGGGGGTGGTACCCCCATAAATGCCGTGCAGGTCTGCCCGAGCCAGCGCATCGACCAGGCAGTCCATTTTGATCGGGCAGACCTCACACCAGGCTACCGCCCGATCAGTCGCTGCCGTGACCACGTCACTGACCGGGAACCACATGTCCGGGTCCTGCGTCGTACAGGGGAGCGCGTCCTTCCTCAACATCTCGTCCTCCTCCGCCCCGGACGACCCGGGGGCATCCCTATCCTATCATGCGGTTTAATCGCAGGGGAATCCCGTGACAACCTGGGTTGTGGCCGATGTGGTGGGTGTGGTACGATGGTCTCTTCATCGATTCCCACCTCACCGGAGGACGAGACACCATGGTTGACGTCATCGACACCGAGCAGACCGAAGCCCCCGTCGCCGAGTCGCCCGAGGCGACCGCTGCTGCGGAGGAGACGGCCCCGAAGGTCGCCAAGGACGCGCTCAAGCCCTGCTTCTGCTCCTACTTCGAGGTCGGCAACTTCGACCCCGATGTCAAGGACGAGGACGCGGAGATCTTCTCGACCGGCTGTACCCAGCAGACCAAGCGCACGTTCGCCCAGGGCCACGATGCGCGGCTCGTCAGCTTCCTGGTCGACGGCTTCTTCGACGGTTACGACCTGCGGCTCGTCGAGGGTGGCGTCGCCGTCAGCTTCAGCGACCCGGCCGGAGCCGCCGCGCGCGCGTCCGACGCGCTGCGAGACAAGGCCCTAAAGGCCACCGAGAACCGGGGGCAGAAGCTGGAAGCGGTCAAGGCCAAGAAGAACGAGCGCGAGCAGGCCAAGGCCGTGAAGGCGGCAGCCGCGTCCCAGGCCAAGGCCGAGAAGGCAGCGGCCAAGGAGAAGGCCAAGGCCGAGAAGGACGCGGCCAAGACCGGCAAGCCGCAGGCCGAGGTGGTCGCGGGCTCGCAGGAGGGCGACGCGCCCGAGCTGCCGGAGGGTGTCGTCAAGATCAAGGTCGGTCGCTGGGAGTACGACGCGACGATCGACCAGGAGACGGGCGAGGCCAGCTTCACCGACGGCAAGGGCGAGCCGCAGACCATCGAGCGCGACGGGTACCGGCTGCTGACCGCCTGACCGTTTCACGTGGAACAAACGGCCCCCGGCTCCGGCCGGGGGCCGATGCGTATGCGCGCTTGGCGATGAAACATCCTAGGATCCTATCCCATCTGGCGTGTGACGAGGATCACACCAACCGAATTGTCACCATACAATTCCTGTGCTGATTTGGGGATGATATGATTTTCATAGAACGGCAAGGGGGGACAAGCCCCCCGCCCCACCCCAGAGGAGCCCGAAATGGCCACCACCCCCCGCACCCGGACCACCTCCCTCCACGCCTGCTCCTGCCGCTCTTTCGAGGCCGGGACCCGGGTGGACCTGCCGAACGGCGACGTGGACTTCGTCGACGTCCGTACGACCGGCTGCAACGCCAGCACGACCCGCCTCTTCGCCCAGGGCCACGACGCCAAGCTGGTCTCGTTCTTGGTCGCTGCCGAGCTGGGCGGACTGGAAATCGCCCTCGTCGACCAGGGCTCCTCGTGGTGGCGCGCCGAGGACGTGGCACGGACCATCAGCGACGCCCTCGCGATCAAGGCAGCGACCATGGTTGAGACGGCGCAGGCCAAGGCCGCCAAGAAGGCCAACAAGCCCGCTCGCAAGGCAGCGGCCCCCAAGGCCGAGGCTGCCCTCGCCCCCGTCGTGGAGCTGGCCCCGATCGAGGCAATGATCAAGGTTGGGCGCTGGACCTACCCGGCGCAGATCGACCGGGACACCCGCGCGGCGTCTTACAAGACCAAGCTCGGCAAGTCGGTCACCCTGGCCGATGGCGACTACCAGATGGTGTGACGCAGTTCACAGCCCCCGGGGGATTCCCCCGGGGGCTCCACCCTGGTAAAATTTTATTTAGAGGGCGGAGAGACCGCCCGGGAGAGGCAAAAATGAACGAGTTCCTCATCCACCACACCGCCGGAGAATTCCTGGTTCGCACGAACCTCCCGGCTGACGCGGCTGCTAATCTGATCGGCGAGAAGTGGGGTCTCGACATCGAATCAATCGAGCCTGCGACGGCCGAGGACATCGAGATCAACCAGGGCCAGTGGACAGAACTGGACTCGGAGGCCTGAAACCCAACCGCCCCGGGGGATTCCCCCGGGGCGGCTCCATGTGGTAGAATAGACGTACGGGCCGGTTCCGGCCCCCCCGCCCCAGGGAGGCACGCAATGAGCAAGACCATCATCCACATCGAGATCGACGGACGCGACTGGACGCAGGAGCTGCCTGGCAGCGCGAGCGACGAGCAGGTCCGGCTCGCCATTAGGGACGTGACGGACGCCTACCCGGTGTTCACCCGCAAATATATCACGATCACTCGCACGTCATGGCTCTACCGGCACCTCGCCCCGATCGCGGATGGGTGGCTCGCCCTGAACCCGGCGGTTCGGTGGGGGCTGTACTCCGTCGGTTGCGCGCTGTTCGGGATTGCGGTCTACCTGAACGTGTGATGTCGATCACATCGCCCCGGGGGGATTCCCCCGGGGCGGCTCCATGTGGTAAAATTTTATTTAGAGGGCGGGAGGGCCGCCCGGGAGAGGGAAAAATGGCAACTTTCACCGCGACAATCCGGTTCCACGGGACCGAGGACACCATCAAGGCCATCATCGACGCGGGCAGCAAGGCCGAGGCCGAGGGAATTGTCATCCGCAAACTCGCCACCCACCCGAGCGAGCGGAGCGCGGACTTTTCAATCGACAAGGCCACCAAGACCGAGGCGAACATCCTGGCCACCCTTAACGAAGCGCTAGACTGACGCACAACAACCCGCCCCGGGGGAATTCCCCCGGGGCGGCTCCATATGGTAGAATTGACGTATCGGGGCGGTTCCGCCCCCGGACGCGAGGAGATACCCAATGGCACGAGGCGAGCACCAGCCGGGCAAGCATGGGGACAAAAGGATGGGCGAAGGTCGTCGGTCGATGAACCCGCCCTACCCGGTCACGGGGCCGCAGACCGGCACCGGGCGCAAGGCGGTCGGGCGCAAGCCCCACAAGGCGGAGATCGCGCAGCGTACGGCGAGCGGCTCGATCCTCCGCAAGCTGACCGAGGCCCTGTGGCGCGGCAAGGGCAAGTGACGTAAATCACACCTCCCCGGGGGATTCCCCCGGGGCGGCTCCATATGATAAAATAAAAATATGAGAGAGACAGAGCGCATCGAGAGCCTCACCGGCAAATGGGCACCCCTCAGCAATTTCCACAAGGAAAGCAACGGCAAGACCGCCGAGCATATTTTCCAAGCAGCGAAGACGGACGACAAGGCCGAGCGCGCACATGTCTTGTCCCGCGAAAAGCCTGGCCAGGCGAAATATGCGGGCAAGAGGGTTACCCTGCGACAAGACTGGGAAATTCTCAAGGAAGGTTTCATGGAGGAAATTCTCCGGCGCAAATTCCAGGACCCGACACTGCGCAATTTGCTTGACGCAACTGGCGACGCAGAAATTGTCGAGGGAAACCGTTGGCACGACAATTACTGGGGACAATGCCTTTGCACGCGACCAAAATGCGCCAGCCGGACCGGGCGCAACACCCTCGGAAATTTGCTCATGAAAATTCGGGAGGAGAACCGGCGGGGAATGTGACAAAGGCCACACAGGGCGAATGGGCCCGGGGGAATTCCCCCGGGCCGCTCCGTATGGTAGAATTGACATATCGGGCCGGAACCGGCCCCCCCCACCCCAAGGGAGCGTGCGCAATGCGGAATCCAACCACCATTCGAGACCTGGCCCAGACATTCGGGCTCATCACGGACGGATCGGCCGAGGTGACCCTTCGCGAGGAGCTGGGCAGCCTGTTGACCCTCCTTGCCAAGGACGTGTCAGACGACCAGGACATCCACGACGGACATGCTCGATTCTTCGAGCATGTGACGGTGGTCACCCTGTTCGGGGACAGCGCCGAGGAGCGTCAGGCCAGGATCGACGGGATCGGGTTCACCCAGTCGGCAGAGGCCAACGCAGTCGAGCGCGAGTCGATAGCCTGGATCCGGGCGACCTGGTTGAAGTGACGCAATTCACAGGCCGGGGGGTTGTGGCAAACCTCCCGGCCTGGTAAGATTTTATTTAGAGGGCGGGGAGACCGCCCGGACGAGAGGAGCCCCCGATGGCGAACAAGACCAAGACGCAGAAGGTGACCTACTTCGGCCGTCGGTGCGAGGTTAAGACGATCTTCGCCGCTGGCACGCACGGCGAGCGCGAGATCCGCAACCGATGGATCGACTCGGCGGACGAGCGCAACGGGGGGCTTCGCCGCTGGCACCCTGACCAGCACGACCGTCACGGGCAATCGTCTCAAGGGCACATTCCGTATCCTAGTCAAGCGTCACGTTATCGAGGAGTTCTGATGGCCAAAGAGAAGCCACAACCCGGCAACGGCCCTTATCACTGGGGCAACGGCCCCAAGCCGAAGAGCAAGCTGGCAATCCTGCTGGCAAAGTTAACGAAGCGCAAGGGAGCTTGACATGATTTGGTGGCCAGGCAAGAACAGCCGCGACAAGGGCGGCAACAAGAAGAATCCCTCCACGCCGAAGGGGAAGAAGACCAAGAACAAGGGCGGCCATTGGGGCGGCAGCGCGGGCAACAACCCGGGGTCGCAGGGCGGACCGGCCAAGCCACACGGCAAGTAATCCCGCTGGCCTGCCCACGGACGGGCACGGAGGAGCCCCCACCGATATACCGGTGGGGGCTCCCTCGTTTCTCCCGGGACACGCTAGACGGCAAGCTAGAGGCACTCTGGGGGGCCAGGACACTCATCCTCGGCGTGAGCGATGTGCTTTGCCCTGTCCGGCATCGCGGGTCACGTCGGCTCCCCCTCGACGAACACACCCTCTTCATTCAAGACGAGACCCGTGACCAGCAGAGTTCGCCCGACGAGCTGCAGCAGGTCCGCCGTCGGGTTCTCGATCGTGATCCGGACCTCGTGCCCCACGATGTCCGGGTTCACGCGGCAGAGCAGCGTTATTGTGCGCTTGTCGATCCGGGGGGTGATGAACGGGTCGGCAGGCTCACGCCGGGGCAATTTGCCGGGACCGATCGTCCAGTAGGGGCATTCGGGCGTGTGGTCGGTCTTGATGGTTTGTTCCTGGCCGCAGAACGAGCAGACCGCGCGCTTATTGACCGGAACTCCCATAGCCGTTCTCTCCTCGCTCGTGTGCGGGCAGCTCGTCGACCTCGGTCACATCGCCCATGAACGCGGGCAGCAGCACATATTGCGCCAACCTCGTACCGGGCATGACTGCCCAGCGTGCGCTGCCTCGATTGTGTACCCCAACCATCAACTCCCCCCGATAACCGGAGTCGATGATCGCCGTTCGGATGTCGAATCGCCAATTGGTCCAGGCGGAAGAGCGACCGGTCATGAAACCGAAGAAGCCATCGGGTACCGCTGCTTTGACCCCCGTGGGCAGCAGCTTATACTCGCCCGGGTGGATCTCGTGTTCACCAACAATGGCGAGATCGAGACCTGCGTCTCCACGATAAGCACGAGTCGGGACCTTGGCGTTAGTGCTGGTTCGGCTGACCTGCAGGGCCGGATGGCCCATCGTGTCGATGATCGAGTCGGTTGTCAGGCGAGTTGGATCAGGCAGCGAACCAAGCGCGTCTGCCAGGTTCGGATTGAACAGTCTGCCCTCGGGTGACATGAGCAGGGTCGCCGCTCCACGGGTCGCCCAGTTGGCGATCTGGACCGAGGAGGCTCGCATTGCCTCAGTGGTCACAATACACGTCGGGCGGTTGAGCATGAGCGCTTCTTCGATCTCGCTCGGTGTGCCCAGCGTCGGCACCCCCGGGGGCAGGATGGCGAGCAGCCCGTGTGCCTCGAACAGCGCACCCCGGTTGATTCGGTCCAGTGCCTCAATGTCATCCCGGTTCCAGGGCGGGGCGGGGAGGCTGAACGTCGTGGGGCGGTAGAAGGTGTGCCCCTGCTGGCGTCCAGCCTCCAGCAGGTCGGCAAGGACTGAGATCAGGGGGGAGCGGCTGGTGCTCCTACCCGCCTGGTCGATCGGGTGGCCAAGATAGATGAGCATCGTTCTCCTTGGGTGGAGGGGAGCCGGAGCTGGCGTGGCAGCTCCGGCTCCGGTTCTCAGATGTTGTCGCGTACGATCGTGTGGGGCAAGCTGTCCATCGGCTGCGGAGAGCCGAAGTGGAGATCGAGGAAGCCATACAGCTCCGAGCCCCAGCCCTCCTTGATCTGGAAGTCGACGTGGTCGCGCCATTCTCGGCCGACCATCGTGCGGACCCGGATCGTCTTGCAGCCGTAGCCCATGCTCACGCCGAACTGCGTCTTCGGGAGGATCAGCTCCTCGGGCCGACCGGGCACCGAGGCCAGTTTGTATCGAGCTGTGATCCTGGCCTTCATGAGCGCGAACTGGCGTTGGGCAGGTGAGCCCTTGCCGGGGCGGACAATCAGCGTGACCTCTTTACTCGCCATCAGTGGACAGCTCCTCTCCTGGCCAGCTACCGGCCTGCCGGATGCGCTGGATCATCTTGACGTAGATCCCGATGTCCTTGATCGTGTCGTCTGACGGGAATTCGGACCTGTCGATGGCCGAGGTCGCCCGAGCCATCTTGCCGATGAGATAGAACCAGCAGCCCAGCTCGGCTGCCTCCGCATTGGTGGTGTCCCGATGCATCCACTTGCCGAGCTGGGTGCCGATGTCGATGAGGTCGGTCGCCCCGTACTCGATGGCCTTGGGGACTGTGGCCTCGATCTCCTCCTCGGAGACCGCACGCCACCACTCGTCCAGGGGGAAGGGAGCGGAGGCTGTAGCTTCCTGCTCGTCTATCCGGGCGCTGCGCGTGTTTAGAAGGCCGAACGGAGTACGGTACATCCAGGAGAAGTCGGGGGTGCGATCCCGAAACAGGTGCGTCTCGTCGAAGATGACCTTGGATGCTGCGGCTCCCTGGATTCCCTTGCCGAGCAGCTTATCGATGTACTGTGCCCCGGTGTGGCCTAGGGGGATGAATTCGTGTCGTCCGCTGTCGACCCAGATCAACGCGCCCGACTGGTGCACGATGTTCAAGTCTGTCTTGTTGTGCTTGCGGCCCTTCGTGCATTGGTCGCCATGAACGGGGGCAACGGCTCGGCAGCGCCGGATCGGGCGACCCCGCTTTCCGACTTGCAGCTGCCCACCCTCGACCAGATACTTTTTCAGTGCTTTCCACTCCGCCATCAGAGCGCGACCTCCGTTAGTGTCTGGGGACCGGTGCCCACGTAGGCGATGTCGGTCTCCATCTCGTCCTGCACTTCCAGGAGCCAGGCTAGGGCCTTCTCGTGGTGTTCGAACCTCTGTAGGTCCGCTTCGCCTGCCGTCTCGGGGAACATCTGGTCTAGCATCGTGATGGCGAGCTTGACGTCTGTGTTCCACCCACCGCCCCCGTTGGCGAAGATGGCCTCCCGCAGGAGGTCGGTGTCCCATTCTCCGACCCGGCGGACCTTCTTGGTTACGGTGGTCAGCTCCTCCGGCAGACCCAGGGCTTCCCACGACGTCTCGCCCTTGAGAGGGCCGGAGTTGCCTGCGACCCGGATCGGGTAGGTTCGGGCGACCACGATCACCTCGAACGGGCTGACGTCCAGAGACCAGGGCGAGATACCGGCCATCCCGAGGAAATCGAGCGCGCGGCAGTCGGAGGAGGTCACCTGCGGGTAGTGCTTGGTGTGCAGTCCCAGCCCGTATCCTTGGGTCCCCTCGATCACGACCCAGCCCAGTCCGGTCAGGTCGAGCGGCCCCTCCTCGCCCAGGAACGGGCTGAAAATCCCGGTTGCCTCCCCTGCCAGGTTCGCTGTCCGATGGATTCGGTCGGCTCGTGCGGCTCCGATCCCCTTGCCTGTCGAGCCGATCCGGCCGACGATCCCGGATTCGGCTTCGAAGCGGGTGTGTCGACCTTCCAGTAGGGTCGCCGAGGGGTGAATTGTAAGCCGTTGGCTCGCCTTGTGTCCTGCCCTGTCCAGTTCGTCCAGCTCGGCCCATAGCACCCCGGCGTCGATCTCGGACCCTGCGGCGATGTGGAGTTGGCAGACCGAGTTGGTCACGGCAGCGACAGGCACAGCACGCAGCTTCCACTCCCGTCCGCTGTTGTCGTAGGCGGTGTGTCCGGCGTTGGGTCCGGCAACCCGGATGGCCATGTCCCGTTCGCTCATGGCTCGGCAGATGAAGCCAGCGACGGCCCCCTTGCCCTCCGATCCGAACTGGCCACCGACGACCGTTGTTACCTGCGTCACGTATCCTCCAGGTGGGGTGAGCCGACCGGACAACCCGGTGGCAGGGAGTATCGTACCCTGGGGCTTGCCCGGGTGTCAAGCCCCATGCTATCCTACTGCCATGGACACACGATACTCCCACCCCGAGGTTACCGTGCTGTGGTCGCTACCGTCGACCTACGCCCAGTGGCTGCACATCGAATCCACCGTTCTGTTCCACCAACTCAAACAGGGAATCGTGCCGGAGGGCAGCCCCCGCGCACTCTCAAACGACCTGCGGGGGGTTAGTCAGCCGATCATCGACGAGCGTGCGGTCGACCTGATCGCAGAGATCGAGCAGCGCACCAAACACGACGTGGCCGCGTTCCTGGAATGGCTGCGCGGTGGTGTGAAGCCCGCTGGCCGCTGGCTGCATTTTGGGCTCACCTCGTCTGACATTGTGGACACCGCACAGGGCATGCGGTTCCGGGACATGCGCATCGTCGTGTTGGAGGCGATGCAGGGCCTGATGTCGGAGCTGACCCGCTGGTGTGAGGATGACACGCCCATTCTCGGGTACACGCACGGACAGGTCGCGGAGATGATGACGATGCGTGCCAGGGCCTGGCAATGGGTGACCACCCTGGCCACTCCGGCGGCTGACCTGTCGCGCCACACGAATCGGGTAGCGGTATGTAAGCTGTCCGGTCCGGTCGGCACCTACCAGCACAACCCACCGGAGGTCGAGGAGGCGGTAGCCAGGGACTTGGACCTGAGGCCACACGGACCCGGTGCCAGCCAAATCGCCTCCCGGGCACCGCTCGCTGCCTGGGCGAACTCCGCTGCACTGCTGGTCGGGGCGTGCGCCAAGATCGCGATGGACGTGCGACTCATGCACCTCAACAAGGAGGCGATCGTCCAGCAGACCGATGGTCAGATCGGATCGTCTGCCATGGCACACAAGCGCAATCCGATCGGGGCGGAGCAGCTCGGTGGAATGGCCAGGCTCGCACGCGGGTACGCGTCGATGTTGCAGCCGCTGGACGTCTGGTTGGAGCGGGATATCTCGCATTCCAGTGTCGAGCGGGTTGCTGTGCCGGACTTATGGCATGTGGTGATGCACTCGATCGAGCTGACCACGACCCTGCTGCGGGGGCTGACCCTCAACGAGTGGAAGATCAACATGGGAATCCCGCAGGCGGGGGTGGATCCGTTGGTTGCCGGGTTAACCCTCCAGGCAATTTCTGATGGAATGGGCTGGGAGGAGGCTCGGCGCTGGGCGACCGAACGGCAACTCAAGGCCACCCCGGAGCAAGGGCATATCGCGATGCGCAACTATCCAGGCAGCTCCCGGTGAACCAGGCGGAACTAGCCGCACAGCTCGACGTCTCCGAGTCGACGGTTAGCCGGATCTGCTCGGCAGAGCGGCGACCCAGCGTTGAGCTGATGCTCGATATCCGACGGGTGTTGCGGTGGTCGCTGGAGTCCCAAGCCGACGCGCTGCGGGAGTCGCAGAGCCGATATTCGGTTGAGTTCAAGCAGCGCATGGAGCGACGGAGGGTACCACGTGAGCGTTCCCGATCTTGAGTTTCGTCCGTGTGGGGCATGTGCTGAACTGGTCCCCGCCGACACCGGATGCCAGCACTGGAAACCGGGCATCAAATCGGGGAAACGGATGGGCTGGGTTAGAGGGCGAGCACGAACCACCCCGATTCCGGCTGCCTCGCCTGCTGCCGACCTCTCGTTCATACGTGTGCTTGACAGGGGGGCAACCGGCACGATACAATAGCATCTGGCCCTCTTCCCACCCTGAAGGAGACGCAATGGCACTCACGGCACCCGGTCAGGTGAAAATGGCCTCCAGCTTCGCTCCGACCGGAGAGCAGGTTGCGATCATGACCGCTTTCAATGAAGGCGATCTGGTGGTGGCTGAGGCCCTGGCCGGAACCGGCAAGACCACCACCCTGAAGGCGATCTCGGGCATCCAGCCGATGCGACCCGGCACATACCTGGCCTTCAACAAAAGCATCGTGCGGGGGGCGGAGGGCACCTTCCCGGGCCGAGTCAACGTCACTACTGCCCATGCGCTGGCATACAAGGCGATCGGTCACACCTTCGGCCACCGACTCCCAGGCAACCCGGGGGCGACTCGGATGTCGGCTAAGCGGATGGCCACCTTCATGAAGGTCAAAGCAGCCCAGCTCGATTCGGGCACGCTAAACCCGGTTGTGGTGACCAGGATGGCGCAGGCCACTGTGGCGAACTACATCAAGAGCCCAGATGTCGAGCTGGGGCCGAAGCACATCCCGGGTCGGGTGTTGCAGCACCACGACCCGATCTCGGTGGCATCGGTCGTCTTGCCGGTAGCTCGTCGGATCTGGGCCGACCTCAGCAGCACCAACGGCAAGTTCTTCTTCACGCACGACGTCTACCTCAAGCACTGGGCATTGAGCAACCCTGTCATCAACTCGGACTACATCATGTTCGACGAGGCACAGGATTCCGACCCGGTTATCGCGTCGATCGTGGCCAGGCAGCCCGCACAGCTCGTGTACGTCGGAGACCGGAACCAGGCGATCTACGGGTGGCGGGGTGCGGTTGACTCGATGAGCCACGTGCAAGGCGCGACACGGCTGCCACTAACCAAATCCTTCCGGTTCGGTCCGGCCATCGCAGAGGCAGCGAACCAATGGCTGGACCTGCTCGGTTCTGACCTGCGTGTGGTCGGCCACGATCCGGTGAAGTCGGTGGTGGGTGAGCTGACCGGCGCGCCACGAGCCATCCTGTGTCGGACCAACGGAACCGCGCTAGGCTGGGTACTCGCTTTCCAGGCCCGAGGCATCAAGGTGGCCCTCGCCCCGGGGGACAAAACAGCAGGCAAGGACATCGAGCGCTTCGCCTGGGCAGCTCGGGATCTGATGAACGGCGAGGGCACTGACCACCCCGATCTCGTGGGCTTCACGACATGGAACGAGGTCGTGCAGTATGCCGAGGAGGAGGAGGATGGGGCCGACCTCAAGCGGTTGGTCGGGATCATCAACCGGATCGGTTACCCGGCAGTGATCGATGCGATCCGGGGGCTGTCGCTGGAACGCGATGCGCAGGTCACGGTGTCGACTGCCCACAAGGCCAAGGGCCTGGAGTGGGGTGCGGTTAAGGTGGCAGACGACTTCGTGCCGCCGGACCGTGAAGCGGATGATGAGCCCGTCGACCCGGCGGACCTGATGCTGGCCTATGTGACAGTCACTCGGGCGAAGCTCCAGCTCGACCCGGGGCCGCTTGGGGAGCCGCAGCTATGGCGACCCTGAGTTGGGTGCTGTTGGGGGTGCTTGGCCTCGCCACGCTGGGCATCCTGATTCTAATGAAGTGGCGTTATGACGGTCTCTGCGAGGAGGTCGAGCGCGATGCGGGTTGGCATCGCATGTGGCACGAGCGGATCTGGCAGGACGAGGATGAACCCCGAGGTTGAGCGTAGGCGACCGATCGTACCGGTCATCCAAGCGCCATCCGACCCATGGGAAGGGCAGCCGCTGTTCCCCGATTTCTACGTCATGTACTTTGTCGTCCCGGGAGGTAACGGTGCTGTTGAAGAGAATCGACCTGCGGACTGGGTTGCGGGAGGTGTCCGAGGAGGGCAGACGATCATCGGTGGAAGTGACCGTCACCATGAAGTTCATGGCCTCGCCGACCGAGGCCAGCGTGTTGGGGAGTCTACTGCTCCCTGGCTCGTCGACACCGCCGCGCGCATTCTGGGACGCGCTGGACTACGGCGACGTCAAGCCGCTCGTCATCGGCGGACCGCTCACCGCTGGAGAGGTGTCGGACATTCGGCACGCCTGGGCTAAAGCCAGCGGTCCCGAGCATGAGCGAATCCAGTCTCTTTTCGCTGCCTGCGTGGAGGTCATGCAACAGCGTTGGGAGCCGCTCGATGCTTCGTGATAGCGACCTGCACGACCTGTTCCAGGGGCAGATCGTTCACCTGACACCGCACACCAAGACGGCGAGCCGGACCTGCCATGAACGCCGTGTGGTTCGGATCATGCATGACAAGCCGACGATTCGGAAGCACTGGCCGATGATCGTGGTCGAGTGGAAGCAAGATGGAAAGGACATGTGGGAGCGGGTCCACCGGGACAACATCAACCTGCGACCCAACACAAGGGGGACCAGGGCCGAGAAGGCGGAGGGGGACGGAACTCAAGGCACTAGCGATATGGGTCGATGGGCGAGGGTGCGCAAGCTACCGGGCAGGCCCAAGCCGATTGCGCTTGCCGAGGACGAGGAACAGGGGACGCTGTTTTGAAAATCAGGATCGAGGGTGAGGGTCACAGCGTCGAGATCGACGGATCGGCACTTGACCACACCCTCCCGCAGGTGGCCGAGCTGGCAGAGGACATCTGGAACCGAATCAAACCCCAACCCAGCCCGAGGCAGCAGATGGGGTTTGCAGGGCAAATCCTCGAGAGAGGCGGGACGCCCAACATCAAGGGCGACCCGACATACCAATATGGAGGGCCGGCAGAAGCATGACCGACGAACCGCAAGAACCGGAGATCCCGCCAACTCCGCCTGCCCCGGTACCGCTGGTGTTCCGGTGCAAGGAATGCAAGATCCAGCCGGTCAAGCTGATCGGTGCGAAGTGGCAGCATCCTGCGGGCACGGTGGCCGACCACCCCGCCATGCCCGAGCAGGTTCGGGACTAGAGTTGTCGTACACTGGTGGTAGGCTGGCGTCTGCCGCAGAGAGGACGAGCACATGGCATTGAGCGCACCAGCAGGAGACCACCCCTTCAAACGCGAGATCATTAAGTTCGTCCGTGACTATGACGCCAGTCGCCCACGTTCGATGCAGAAACACCTCGGGCCGAGCGAGATTGGGGCGCCTTGCATGCGCCAACTCGGCATGAAGTTGGCTGGAGTGGAGCCTTGCAATGAGACGGCAGATCCTTGGTTCCCGATCATCGGCACGGCGGTACATGCGTGGCTTGCAACCGCGTTGGACTGGTACCAGTACAACCGGCTCGGCTGCACGCCGGACAACCCTCGTTTCCTCATTGAGAACCGTGTCCATGCTGATAGCGAGGGTGGCTACTCGACGTCTGGGTCTACCGACGTGTACGACACGCTACACGATCGTGTTGTTGACTGGAAGATCGTCGGTGTGACCACGATGCGCAAGGTCGACAAGGGGGGCACACCCGAGGAGAAGGCAGGGCCGCAGTACCACGTGCAAGGCATGACCTATGGCAAGGGGTGGGAGCAACGCGGGCTCAAGCCGCGCGAGGTGATGATTTGCTTCCTGCCGAGGTCCAACTTCCTGCACAAGATGAAGATCGTCACCATGAAGTATGACAGGTCGGTGGCGGATGAGGCTCAATTGAGGCTGGCAGCGATAGACGCGGCACGTCAGTTGGTTCCGCCTCACACGCTTCCGGCTGCGGGCTGCACGATCTGGTGTCCATTCTATCGACCTGGTGTGCCGCTCGGTCCGTCGAGCTGCCCTGGTCACGGGGATGCGAAGGATGACTGACGTTCGCGAACCGTGGCAGGGCTGGAAGTCCGCTGAGGCTTTGATTGAACATGGCGAGATCAGCTTCCTCCTGGCCGACGAGTTTATTGACGATCAGGAGGCGTACACTGAGATTTTGTCCTGGGTCAGGGGCGCCGCAGAGGAGGAGAATGCCCAGATCCTACCCGGTCCACCCCAACTCAGACCCTCGTTTGGATCGACTTACCGACTGACCTTCCCGGCTTGGCGGTACCGGCGATAGCCTACGCACGATGCCCCTTGACACCGGGGCAAGCCCCGTGATGGGATACCAATACCCACCCACCGCTGGCCATTCGGCCGGAGGCAAGGACGAGCAAGGAGAACGCAATGCCGCTTGAGGCACCCTCCCAAATGGGGGACATGTTGAGCCAGGCCGATTGCCTGGGTCACACAATGATCGTCGCACCGACCGAGTTCATCCCGCACATCCCGACCGTCAACACCAAGCCGGGGGAGCAGAGCCCAGCCATCCGGGTCAACGTCGCGGACTTCGTGGACCCGGATAACCCGGTGATCTACCGGGGGGTGCTCTGGTTCGGTGTCATCTCCGGCAACCTCCGTCGGCAGGTCGGCTCGTTCCTGGCCGCACGGATGGGCCAGGGCCAGGCCAGCCCGGGGCGCAACGCGCCGTGGCAGCTCGACGACGTGACGGGTGAGGCGGACTGGATGGCCCACCTCAACAACTGGCTGGACAACACGCAGGTCGGAGTGGACTTTCAGGCTGAGGCGATTGCCGAGGCCAATCGGGCGGCACAGGCCACCGCAGCCAACCCGGCGGCTCCGGCTCCGGTGGCTACCACGCCTGCTCCTGCGGCGGCTCCGGCCCCCGCCCCCCGTCCGGCCCCCCCGGCGGCTCCGCCCGTGAACCGTCCGGCTGCTGTAGCCCCGGTGGCACCCCCTGCCCCTGCGGCCCCCGCGCTGGCCGCTCCGGCGGCTGACCCGATGGCCCAGCTCGCAGGGCTGCCGCCGGAGGAGCTGCAGAAGGTGATGGCGCTCCTCGCCCAGCAGGGTCAGGCTGCGCACTAAGCTCCTGTCTAGGGGCGCGACGACCCTCGGTATCGGTGAAGGAAGCCGGACCGAGGGTCGTCCCGTCTGCAACAACAACTGGATAGGACGAGGTGAGCATGATCGATCTGAACGAGTTGGCCGATCTGCCAACGGACCCGCTTGAACTGGCGCTGTTCTGGGCCGACCGGGGGCTCCCCGTCCTCCCCTGCAACCCAGACACTAAGGCTCCGTGGGTCGGCAAGAAGTGGGAGCAACAGGCCACCACCGACCAGGTGACGATTCACGCCTGGTGGTACCACAAGCCAACAGCGCGGGTCGGGATCAAGACTGGACTGGCCTGTGGGTGCGGCTGCCTGGACGGCCCCGATGTCCTGGACTTCGACGTCAGTGATGGGAAGCCCGGGATCGAACAACGTCGGATCCTGGTGGACGCGGGCATTTTGGACGGCACCAAGACGCTGCGGTTGGGGACACCCAGCGGGGGCGAGCACTGGTGGTTCCAGGGCACCTCCCAGCACAACAAGCAGAACGACGATTCGGTGTGGGGTGTGGACCTGCGCGCTCATCACGGGATGGTGCTAGCCCCCGGCAACCCGGGATACGAGGTTAAGTCGGTCCCATGGGATGAACTCGGCAAGATAGACTGGGACGCCATTCGGCTGTGCCTAGGAATACTGGTCAAGCCGGGAGGGGGGGACAAACCACGACTCCCACCGACCCGCCCCGTGGGCGGTTCGGTGCCAGCGCCGTCTCGGTCCAAGCTGGTGGCACCCGCCCGGTTCGACAA